GGAAGGTCTAAGGCTAGTTGCCCAATGAAACCATCTAAAATACGTTGACCGGATTTTTTACCTTCTGGATCTACAACTTTTAATGTGCTGCTATTACCACTACGTGTAACAACTAGTCCATTAGATAACTTAATTTCTAATTTAGGTGGATTGTAGCTTCCATCACGCACCGCACTAGATGGTTCAAACTTTGCACCACCTAATGTCCAAGCAATGGCATCAAGGATAGATGTTTTTCCTTGTCCGTTCTTACCACCAATAATAGTTAACCCATTAGGTGATGGTTCATAAGACACAGCTTTAACACGCTTTACATTTTCTAATTCAAATGAATTAATTTTGATTGATTCTCCCATGCATTTGCTCCTTATTCTTGAGTACCAGCCAATAACAAGTAATTGGTTAATTCAGATTTAATTGAATCGGTTTCAGATTTGATAGCATCTTTAACATAACGATTCAAGATTGGACAAGATAACTTGAACAATAATTTATCCCCTTCGTCTTTAGGTTTAATGATGTCTAATTGCACTTCAATTTTTTGAGTGAATTGACTTTCGTTAAGAATGACCATGTTTACAAAGATAAAGCGAGGCATCTTTAAAGTACCTTCAGCTTCTTTTACTTTGATGCTCATAACATAGTTATCATCATCAGTTCGAGTAAAATCGCCTTCCGTTTGTGTTACGTATTTGAAATTTCTAACAGCAATTAAAAGCTTTTCGTAATCTTCGATTTCATGTTCATGAATTCGGAGTAAATCAAGCATTTCTTTTTGCGTTAAACTTAGACCAAAGATGGAATACCATTCTTTAAACTGTTCGCTTTTTTGAAATGCGTATACAATTTTGTCTTGCGTACGATCTGTTACAGTGCAGTCTGTTACTGCTACCACCTTTTTGTCTGAATATGTAATAACAGATGTTTTAGGGTCTCCCTTAGCTTTTACACCTTTAACAAATGATTCAGCGCTACTAAGTTCATATCTAAATCCGTTATATTGAAATACGTCATTGGCTTCACCATGACGAATAATTACTTCACCATTTTCTGTTTGTACATTCAAGTTAAATTTTTCTTCCATTGTGTTAACCTCTCTTTTCAGTAGTTGAATTAAATGTTAGAACTTCTAATTGCGGCTTTTCGTTGACATCAACTTTTACTGTAAAGTCGTCCGCATAAGATCCGATAGCACGACGTGAGATAGCTGGTAATGTTGATTTAATATTGTAACCAAGTTCTACGATGGTATCGGTATCTGGAACTCGTAACATTTCAATATTAATAGTGATTTTAGCTTTCTGACCTTTTGAGATTTTTCGTAATGCATCTTTGTACATTTCCTCAAATTCAGCTTCTAACTTTCCATCACAAATATTAGTTAGATTTAAGACTTGTTGTTTTTCATTCATTTGTTTACTCCTTACTTTTTAAAATTTGAATGATGTCATAAAATGGATTTTTACTATCCATATCTTTATAACGTTCGTCAAAGATAATTTGCTTTTGATATGTTTGCATGGTTCCGATGCAAACTTGAAGATATAAGACTTTGTTATTATTTGGTACATTTTCTTTAACAAATCCAATTGTTGAACCAAGGAGTACTGCTAATACTTCTTCATTATTTTCAAAACTGTCTTTGTTATAACTAATACCTATCTTTTCATCTGGATTAGCTTCATCTATTAAGATTTCAATGCGCTTCATTTGTCCTCCGTGTTATAATTTCTATAGGTGTTATTTACCTACGCCCGTTTAGCTTGCCGGTTAGCGGGCGTTTTCTTTTTCATATACATCGGCGCACACCCAAACAAGTCCGCCAATAATGATTTGTAATAGAAACTGGAAAAAACCAATTTTATCAATTTCTAGGCTTCCCATGGATCCGATAATCCATATAAAAGCAGCCCATTTTAAAGCAATAATCACAACTTCAACTCCCCTTCTACCATAACCAGTAAATCACTGGTTATTTTTCGTATACTCATTTTTAACTTTTCATTTTCTTGTAAAAGCTCATTACGCTCCTTTTCTAACTTTCTGTATTGTAGTGGACTGTATTCATCCACAATCCCTACTAGCGCCTCGACTTCTTTTTTATTGAAGCGGACGCCCGGAAGCCCTTTTACTTCACGTAGGATGCCACGTTCCCTAAGATTGTTGACGCTGCTTTCGCTGCATTGGAGCAATTCTGCAACGTCTTTAATCGTATAAACTATGGGTTCCATACTGGAATCCTTGATTCTACTTTTGCCATCCTATCTGCTTCACGACATTCTTTGATTTTGCCGTGGATGGACTTTCTACATAACTTACTTGTATGTCGTTTAGCAAAGTATTCCCTAATAATCTTTCTCCAATATTGTGCATACTCAGCATTTCGACCAGCCCAACCAAAGACAGTTTCCGTATTTCCATAAACTCTATTAGCTATGGATAAATCTTGTTTGTTTTGTACTAGCATGTTTCATCTCCTTTTTTCTACTTAAAGTAGACTAATAAGGCAAAAGAATATCATCCATGGTTACGGAATATAATCGACACAATTCGTTCAAATTCCCATAATCAATTTCTGTTTTTCCATTTTCCCAGTTATTGATTGTAACCTTGGATTTCTTCATTTTCCTTGCTACTTCTTCTTGCGATAGATTTGCATTAACTCTCGCAGCTTTTAAAGAAATTTTTAATCGCTTCAATTTATCCCTCCTTCCTTTGATTATTAGTATAGTTTACTGAAAGTAGAATGTCAATACTAAAAGTAAACTTTTTTATAAAATAGTATTGTGTTTTACTACTTTAAGTATTAATATATAGGTACGCAGGAGAGGAGAATAGGAGCTTATTATGGATTCTAATTACAAGAGAGTGTTTGCTCAAAATCTTAGCAATTTATTAGCAGCAAACAAAAAGACACAAGCAGATTTAGTGGCTGATTTGAAGTTAAACAAATCAACTGTTTCAACATGGGTTAATGGAACTAAAATGCCTAGAATGAACAAAATTGAACAGTTGGCTAATTATTTTGGTGTAGAAAAATCAGATTTAATTGAAAATAAGTCAGATATAAATGACCCATATTACATCGATCCAGAAGTAGCGGAATACGCAAATAAATTGAAAGACAATCCTGATATGCGATTGTTGTTTGATGCAGCTGAAGACATGTCAAAAGATGATATTGATTTTGTAGTTAATTTAATTGAGGGATTAAAGAAACGTGAGGGAAAGTAGAATGAAGAAGTTATTAATATTAATCTGTATATTATTTATTCCTTTATCATGCAATGCAATTTCTTTAAATGAATTGCGTAACAATCCAAATCAATACACATTAGTGTATTCTGACCAAATGCATGAAGCGTATGTTGATAATTCAACGATTGTTGTATCAAGATATAATCCGCCATATTATGCTATTAACGCTACTGTATATTCTATATGGTACGATGAAAACAGTATTGTAGAAGCAAATCAGACTTCTTTTTTTAATTACGATAGAAGTTTAAAAACATTAGCACTTAAATTTGAAGAAGTTAATGATTTAGCAAGGGAATTTACAAATGATAATGGGGTAAAGTTTAAAATAAATACTTTAATTCGGTATGATTTAAATGGAAATAAGATTTCCTCTATAGATTCTTTCAAATTTGGGAAATCACCTTCTGGTAAAGCTCCTGCATATTCTCCGAGTTATGAAGTTGCAATGTATATATTTCATAAATCATATAATATGTATTTTAACGAACCTTTATCTAATTAATTCTATCAGGGGAGAGTGTTGTTATGTCTATTAACTTGATCTATACGCAATTAAAGAAAACACAAACAGCAGTAGTACGTCTTAATGAAGATGGCAGTCATTCAATACTGGTTAATTTAAATAAGCCATTAGATGCTCAACGAGTTAGTGTACTACACGAATTAGGACATATTAAACACGATGACTTCCATTCTGAAGAACATATCAATCTAATAGAACGGATTGCTCATGAAAGAGAATTATATGAAGATATAGATGAAGAATTCTTTTATCACGTGGTTAATAGCAAGGATGTGTAACCATGCAATATAATTTTACAGTCAGGAAGAAAGACAAAGGTTACCAAATTATTGTCAGTTATAAAGACGGGATCAAATGGAAACAAAAGTCTAAGCAGGGCTTTCCTACTCAGAGAGAGGCAAAGCTCTATGGGCAACAAATTGTCGATAACCTAAAAAAGACTGTCACCAATCCTCTTGATGACAGTCTTAAAAATATTACATTTATTGAATTGTGTGAATTGTATATGCGTGAGAAAACAAGCATATCAGAAAATACAAAATTAGTATATCATTATATCATTAAAAATCTATCTGTATTGCATCAAAAACGTGTTAGAGATATATCACATCAGATGATATTTAAAACGCTCTCTGACATTAAATTTGCCAATCGTACAAAGAATATGCACATCACCTTCCTAAAGTCTGTTTTTAATTTCGCCATTAAACCGTATCGAATTATACAATCTAACCCGGTATCAGAAATTAAACGATTTACAACTAAAACATATAAATCATTAACAACTTTTACCATGGATGAAATGGATCTACTATTAAAAACATATATAGATAATAAAAAGCTATATACCCTACTATCCATTGCTCGATATACAGGGGCTAGATATGGCGAAATTTTAGCCCTAACGTGGATTGATATAGACTTGGCCTATAATACCATTCGAATTAACAAACAATGGTCTAGGACGTCAAATAACGCATTCGGAGTAAAGGAACCGAAAACAAGAAATAGTATTCGAACTCTTCCTATCCCTCCGATTCTATCCAATATATTATTAGAGTATAAATCAATCTCTAATACAGAGCGATTATTTAATATTAATACTAGCAGTACTGGTAATGTAAATTATGCTATTAGAACGGTAGTTCCCAATAAAACTATCCATGCATTTCGTCACACCTATGCAACAACACTTCTTGCGAATGGTGTTGATATAAAAACAGTAGCAAGTTTACTTGGAGACAATATCAATACTGTAATGAATGTCTACGTCCACTATTCAGATGAGATGCGCAAGAACGCTGCACAGGATGTATCAAAAATTTTTGGATAAATTTTTGACGAATTTGTGACGAAATAAAAATAATCCTTATAATATCAAGGCTTATTGACTTAAATCTCATATCTAATTTA